CAAGACATCAACGTGCAATTCCCTATCCGTACTGCGGCTTTGGATGACATTGATGGTTTAGAAGCCAACGTCGTTGACGACATGCTCCAAGAATTTTCGGAGCAAGAAGGCTTGTCAATGATAAAAAACAACGACCAAGCCGGTTCAACCACCACAGCATACGGTGCGACAAATGGTTTGCGAGGTCTAAATCAGTACGGCGGCAATAACGCTTCATACGCGGGCGGCACTATCAGTACAGCATCGTATGGTTCAAGCGGCACTGCTTCAACCAATGGTTTGCACAACATTGCAACATACGACCAAGTAACCACAAACGGTGGCACTGCCGCCAATAATGTGACATACGGTGATTTAATTACATTTATTCACTCATTGCCACAGCAATATTGGTCAACTGGTAATTGTTTTGTTATTAACCCATTGATGCTTGCTGGCATCCGTGGTTTGGTTGATGACAACGGCACACCAGTGTTTGAACGTATGTCTCCGCTAATCTATGATGGCATCGTTGGCAAATTGCTTGGTTTTGATGTTGTGGTTAACTCCTACTTGCAAAGCCCTGTGTCTGTTGGCGGTGGTGGTTCTACATCGTTGTACCCAATGTACTTTGGTGATTGGAATCGCGGCCATACAATCGTAGACAGGTTGAACATGGTTCTGCGTCGCTACGAACAAACGGCTCCCGGATTTATCACATTTTTCGGAGAAAAAAGATTAGCCACCAGCGTGGTCGATCCTTTTAGTATTATTCGTTATCGTTCAACTGCTACTGGTTACGACGTATCGTAAGACTGAAGGGGAGGGGTAAAACTCTCCCCTCTTTTAATCTTTAAGGAATTATCAAAATGAGTGCAAACCAAAGAATTTTAGACGGCATCAAAAAAGCAATTAACGAGGGCGGTAAAGTCACCATTGATTTGCGTGAAGCCTCGACAATTACTGGTTCGGGTCTGGACATTGGTGGTCGCACTTATTTTGATGATGCTTTCACGGCATTGCGTCTCGCAAACCCTTTCCGCATGGGTTCACGCAATATTAAAACCGAAAATAGTTCGGCTGTGCAATTTGTTGCCAAAACGGGTAACGCAACAAGCGCAAATCCATGGGACCCTAATGCAACGCCTGACACGGGTTCACCAAACACCGCTACGTCGTTTTGGGTAATGCCCACACGCATTATTGCCGCAACTTTGCCCGTTCGTATTGCCGCTATGGATGATATTAACGGCTTGCAAGATGCGTTGTTGACAGACCTTGCGTTGGAATTTTCGCAACAAGAAGGCGCGTCAATCGCTACGAACAATGACCAAGCGGGTTCAACAACAACGACAACAGGCGCGACTTATGGTTTGCGTGGTCTGAGTTCATACACAAGCGGTGGAACAGCCGCGTTTGGTTCAAGCGGTACTGCAATCACAAATGGCATTCACACGTTAGCAACTGTATCGCTTGGCGGCGTTGCTGTGACGTACAACAAAATTGTTGACATTGCAAATGCATTGCCAGCGCAATATTGGTCATTGCCAACTACGGCGTGGCACATGACACCAACAATGATTCAAACATTGCGTCAATTAAAAGATACTCAGGGTTTACCATTGTTTTTGGAATTAGGTGAAGCGGGTGAAGGCGGCGCAGTCGGTTCTATCTTTGGATGGCCTGTTATTCCTAATTCTTTCCTTAATGCAACATTCCCAATTTATTTGGCAAATTGGGATAGATTCCTAACCATTGCTGATATTGAAGAAATTGACATACAAATATACGAACAGTCGGCTCCCGGATTTTTGACAATGTACGCGGAAAAACGGGTTGCTACAACTGTACGTGACCCGTTTGCCGGTGTACGTGCAAGCGCGGCATAAGGGGTATATAAATGGCAGTTGAGAACCAAACACTCGCGCCGTTTTATTCCAACCAACGGAATCCGTACAACTACTCTAAATTTGAGCAAGTTGACCGCGATGTGGTTACACCTTGGTTGACGTTAGACGAAATTACGCAACAATTAAATTTGTTTGATGACGAAAGTCAAGACACATATTTAAAGTCGCTTGAACTTGCTACGCGCATGGCGATTGAAGATTTTATTGGCGCGGCTATTTACCCAACAACATACAAAGTGTATTACCCTAATTTTGGGTTATATAACACTTCGGTGTTTTTGGATTTGCCTGAAGTAGCGGTAACTACGTACAACACTTGTGGGGTAACAATTGATGCTGTTGAGTTTTATTCAACATCAAACACAACGCCAGTTTTAATTGCTTCCAGTAATTATTCATACGACCCAACGGGTAACAGAGTAATACTTAACACAATTCCTAATACGCTAAATCAAACTGTAGCAAATCCGGTAGTGGTTACTTACACTCAAAATTCCGCTTTCATTTCAACGTACCCCGTAATTAAACAAGCGGCATTAATGTTGTTAACGCATTTGTACAACAATCGTTCAAACACGACTGACACAATGTTGCGTGAAGTACCTTACGGCGTTGCCGCATTGCTTCGCCCGTACAAACCTTTGGTAATGTGACATGGGCATTGCTCGCTTTGAAAATATCCGAGTAAACCAATTAACCTTTGGCGCGAGTTCCTTTGGTGAGCAATCTACGACTATTACAAAATGGTTTGATACAAGGGCGCGAGTTGCGTCAGTAGCCAATAGCGTGCGTATCTCCGAAAAGTATAGGATTTATGCCGACATTGTAGAGTTCACATTAAATTACACACCAAATACAAAAACGATTGTCGATAGCCAAAATTTGTATTCAATTGCTTGGAAAAGTGTTAATTGGCGAATTGACAGCGTACGTGAATCAGATGACCGCATGACTGTTAGATTGCTTTGTGTACGTAACGACCCAGTGGTGGCAGTATGACAGCACAAACAAATGTTGTTCATTACGGCAAAGCGATACAGTATCAACTTAATAGCATTGTTACGCCTGTGCCTGTGTATGCGGCGTTTAACCGAAATTTTGCAACACAGCCTAAGTTTATTACATGGATGCTCAGAAACGTGCACCAAGACGTGTATACCGGTTCGTATCAGTCGGTTAAAGGCATTGACCGCCCCGTGTTTCAGATAAGTATCTTTACGCAAGTGATTGAAGATGGTTTTACAATTTCCAATCAGGTACTACAATCGCTACACGGCTATAGTGGTATGTTAGGAAATCCGGCTGACGGGGGTTTTTATATTTCCAAAGCGGATTGCCAGTGGCTGTATAACAGTTACGACAATGAGAATAAATTGGCTGAAATCTTTATTGATTGCACCATAGATATTCCAACATAAGACACGATTTTTTCAACTCTTTAAAGGAAACTCAAAATGGCTTTACCAACCAAAATTTTGCCCGGCTTTAGTGCAACACTATACGCACAGCCGGGCGCAACACCAACCGCATTAACATCTGCGGCATTGTCAACTTATGCTACCGTTTCTGCTTTGGCAGTTTCCGGTAACTTAGTGCCGGTGGAAGCAATCCCCGCATTTGGTCAAGATGATGCTGTTGCGTCATTCGGCATTGCGGGTTCACGCCAATCGGACAAAATTCCTGTGCAATCTGCGCCGACAAGTATGAGCATTACAGCCGCTTGGAATCCTAGCGACACAGTTTTGTTATTGCTTCGTGGTGATGCTTACAACGGCACAATTGACCGCACGTTTGTTATCTCCGCTACTGATGGCACTGGCATTGTAATTTATGCGTTTAATGGTCGCGTAAGCCAATGGACTATTGACTCGGCTCCCGGAGCCGAAGCCAAGGTTAATTTTACAATTCATCCCCGTGGTAATTTATACGGCTGGTCTGCCAGCGCTTAATATGACCACTGATGACGCAGTAACATTGCTGACAAGTACCTACTTGCCCTTTGACCTTGTGGTCAGGGGCATGGAGTTAGACCCTAAAGAAATAGCGGATGCTTTGGCAAATGCTACAGCAGGGTCTGAACAACAAACTGCATTACAGTTTTTGGCATCATACTTTCCGTATGCACCAACCAAAAAAATAAAAGAATAAAACATGACCACGACAATAAAAGACAGTAACGATTTATTGGGTTTCCTAGTAAGCCAAGCCGAATCTCGCAAGGATTGGTTTGGCTTTTCTCAACAACGCATGACAGCGGTAACGCTTGCGCATCAAATTGCACAACATCATGCGGACAAAATGACACCCGATGAAGTCGTAGATTACGCACTGCAAGTCAATCACCTTATATTTCATAAAATTATTAAGGCGGGTTAAACCATGCAAGCATCTTTCAAAATCGTTGGATTGAAGGATGTGCTTGCCGCGTTTGATGATTTGGCAGAGCAAATTGGTGATAAAAAAGCCACCAGTAAAATTTTAGTGCCCGCAGTCCGTGAGGCAATGAAACCCGTATTAACTGAAGCCGTTGCTCGTGCGCCGGTTAATACAGGTGGTCTAAGGTTATCCTTACAAGTTGAGGCAAGACGCCCCTCACGTCGTGATAGGCGGTCTAAATACATAACCGATACGGATACAGTTATTGCGGCAGTGACAACGGCATCGGGTAAAAAACTAGCCGAAATGAGTGAAGGCAAAGGCTTATTAAAAGCCAAAAAACGCCTTTCCACAATGGAGGGCGATGCTCACGTAGGCGCGTATCGCGCAAACAAATTTACAGGTATTAAAAGCGATGCTCGGGCAATAGCGCAAGAATTTGGTTCTGCACAAAACCCAGCGCATCCTTATTTACGAACATCAATGGAAAGCCAAGCCCCACAAACCGCCAAAAGGCTTGGTGAAATTATCGGTAGGCGGATAACACAATACAAGGCAAAACAGAAATGACAAAATTTTCCAGTGCGTTTGGCGACAAATATCAAGCCAACAGAAAGAATCTTTTAATTCGTTCCTTTGAATTAGGTGGTCATACATTTAAAGTTCGTATTCCATTGGTTGCAGAATCAGAAGAAATTTACAAAAAAGTATCTGAGCCGGATGATGAAACGGTAGAAAAAATTTACGTTGAAATTACCGAGTCTTTGAGAAAATTTGAAACAACGCAAACCGAAGATTTTAAATTTACCGATAACGACATATTGGTGGAAGGCCGTTCGATGCGTGAAGCGTCAAAAAACAAGGCTATTACAGAAGCGCGTATTACCGAATTTTTTAAATTGCTTGTGCCCGAACTTGAAGGTGCAAGCCTAGAAGATTTAACTTATGCCGATATACAAGATGAATTTCCAATCTCGGTACAAATGCAGATTGTAGAAAAGATTGGCGAAGTTATCAGCCCAACATATAAGGAAGCGCGGGGAAACTGATTGGCTCGTTGAAAAGTCAATGTCAAGCGGCAATGATTTTCAACGGGCACACCTTAGACACAATACAAGACATTGATGATGTAACCATGGCAAACATCCAAACGATGTATGCCGATGGGTTGGTTGGAAATTACGGCGTGCTAACGCAAATAGCGACCCTGACAAACGGGGTGTTTAACTATATGCGACCGGCAAATTCACCGCCCTATAAACTAGCCAACATCCTTGGTAATGCGTATGATTACATTTATCCACCGTTGCCTGAGGGCAGTAAACAAGCGGCTGTCAACGATAGCCTTTTAATGTTTATGACACAGGCACAGGGGTTTGATAAAAAATTGTTTGAGGTAAAACATGGCTAATATGATTGCCCGCCTTGGCGTTGTTCTAGGCTTAGATTCTGCGGAGTTCAGCCGAGGATTAGATTCGGCTGGCAAAAAACTTGAACAGTTTAGCCAATCAGCAGAAAAATTTGGCAAGATAGGTGCAACCGCATTATTAGCCGCAAGTGTTGCCGCCGTTAAATATGCCGATGAATTAGCCGACGTAGCCGAAGCCAATGAAGTTGCAATTGGTACTGTATTACAGTTATCCAATGCGCTTGCCAATTCGGGTGGCAAAGCAGACAACGCGGGCAAGATGTTATCCGCGTTTGCTAAATTTATTGACGAAGCGGCAGGCGGTTCTGATAAAGCGCAAAAAACAGCAATTGCGTTGGGAATCAGTTTAAAAGATTTAGGCAAACTTTCCCAAGAAGAACTGTTAAACAAATTAGTTGCCAACTTAGGAAAAATTGAAGACCCGATTACGCGTAGTGCTAAATCAATGGAGGTTTTTTCCAAAGCCGCCAAGGGCGTTGACATGGTTGGTTTTGCTCAAAAAATGGGCGAAGTTAATCCAATTATTGCAGAACAAGAAAAAGCAATTAAAGCCGCCGCTGACACTTACGATTTGTTAGCACAAACATCCCGCAATGTAATGGTTACATTGGCTACGCAACTGGGTCCTGTTTTAAAAGCAAGTATTGATTACATCAAAGATTTAGCCGGTGAAACAAATATTCTTGGTCCTATATTTAAAACTGTTTTCCAAACAATAGCAATATCAATTGCGGAAGTAGCATTTGTTTTAGGCGGTTTGCTTAGACAAATGCAATTAACGATAACAATTTTTAAAAGTGTTATCCCATCTTATGACGACAAAGATTTTGAAAATGTATTTGGTAAAAAGGAAATGGCCGACATTATTGCTCGGCAAGACCTTGATAGATTTGTAAATAAAGTAATGGGTGTCAGTGAATATGGAAATTCAATTGACGCTTTAGCAAACAAAAGTGCTGTAACAAAACCCGCCGGTGGTGGTCGTTCAGTTGCCGAATCTAAAGAAGCAGAAGCGGCAAGAAAAAGACAAATGCAACTGTATGCCCAAGGTGCGGCTAATGCGCAAAAAGCGGCAGAAGAAGATGCCAAGGCACGCGCTGAGTTTTTTAGTATGTACGAAAAAGGAAATGGTGCAGTTGCAGAACGTCAGCGTTTAATGAACATTGCGCTTGATAATGAAAAAGAAATGATGCGATTGGATATGAAAGCATCAACTATGCGTCAAGAAGATTTTATTCTTGAACGTGAGCAAATGCAGATTAGACAACAATTAGCGGCGAATCTAGAAGAATTGGATGCACGCAGGGATTTAACTACAACAGCCCGAGCAGAAGCGGAAGCCCGTGAAGTTGCATTGGCAGAAAAATCGTTAGCAATTTCCCGTGAAAAATACCAACTGACATTAAACCTAAGACAAGGTTCGTACGAGGAAGGTTTTACCAAACAAGCGATGCGGTTCTTGCGTGATATGCCAACAGAATTAGAACAAGGTGCAAAAGCGTTTGATTCATTAATGGGCAATATGGAATCTGCTATTGATAGGTTTGTACGCACTGGCAAACTTGGATTTAAAGACCTTGCCAAAAGCATTATCCAAGACATGATTGCCATGCAAATGAAAGCGGCGGCATCTAATTTTCTTAGTTCGCTGTTTGGGTCAATGTTTGGTATGCGTGCAAACCCGTACCAACCAGCGGCAATGACGGGCGTTCCCGGATATGCTGATGGTGGTTCTCCTGCGGTTGGTCAAGCAAGTATTGTGGGTGAACGTGGACCCGAATTGTTTGTGCCACGGACAGCGGGAAATATTATTCCAAACCATGTTTTAAGCGGTATGGGTGGCACAACAAACGTAACCAACAATTACATTAACGCTATTGATACCAAATCATTTGAAGAACGCTTATACGGAAGTTCAAACGCAATTTGGGCGGCAAATCAGTACGCTAATAAATCATTGGCGGTGAACAGGGGTCGAGCATGAGTTTTCAAACCATCTTTAACATTCAACAATCAATGACGGTTAATAACCGCCGTATGGTTGGACAACAAGTAGCGCGTTCAGGTTATATCACCGTAGCGCAATACCTAACCGCCGTGCCTTGGGTGTTTACTATTACGCCCCATGCTTACCTTTACTATCCGCAAGTTCGGGATATTATCCAAAGCATTGATAACCTTGATAGGCAATTGCCTGAACAAATTAGTTTTGCAAGTACAAATCTACAATGGTTTGTCAAGATGCGTGGAACGGCTACGGCGGCAACCTTAAACGGTGCGCCCGCGGCTAATACGCAAACACTTGCGCTAACTTCTAACGGCACATTTAAGGCGGGCGATTTCATTATGATTAGCGGCTATGTTTACAAGATTACCGCGGATAGCGCGGGTTCATCGGTAGGCATACATCGCCCCTTGATTGGTACGCCCGCATCGGGTACAACTGTTTTCTTGGGAACTGCTTGCACATTTA